GCAATCAATACGTTTTTCAGATTGATGTTAAGAACGCAGAGACTGGTGATAACGGTGCATTTTACGTAAAAGGTTCTTTTGCTTCATTTGAAGTAACTCCTAGTTTAACTGATTCAAATCAGGCTACTATAACTATGAGTACTGCAGGTGACTACAAAGGCCCGTTTGCTGACGCATAATAAATAAAATTTTATGGTGGGGATTAATCTCCCCATCATATTAATTTAATATAGGATAATAAAATGGATAATAATAATAAACCATTTAATAAGTTTTACGTTTTAAGAATAACGTCATTACATATTAAAAAGGCTATAGATACTTCTATTCGTAAAACATACGATAGAATGAAAGATGTACAAGATAAAGCCGAAGTCTTTGAAACACTTGACGTGTTACATAAGGTAAGAAAACTTATGGAAGATTTTGAAAGTAACAATAAACATTTATATAAAAAACCTGAAGAAGTTAAAGAACAGGTTAATGTTGAACAACATGTTGAAGATAAAACATTTGAGAATGAAATAAATAATAAGGATAAATAATATGAAACACATAAAACTACTTGATATAACTAAAAAGGTTACATTTTTAAAACAAGAAGTTGAGATAAGACAATTAACAGTTAAGGGTGTAAGAGAATTACAAACAGTTCTAGATAAGTCTAAAGATGATCTATCTGGTTTATCAACACTTAGTGCTATATTTAAAGCAACTGTAGTTGGTGCTGAGGATATGAAAGATAAAGACTTTGAAAACTTTCCTATACAAGCACTTACGGAATTATCAAATGATATTCTAGTTTACAATGGCTTAGGTGCTAAAGATGATAAAGGTGATAAGTTGGGGAAGACGAGTTAGTAGAATATGAAATGGCTTTCCAATTAGGTATAAGTTTAAGCGATTTACATGCTATGCCATTTAAAGAATATAATGGTTGGCATAAGTATTTCCAAGAACGACCTTACGGTTGGCGAGATGATCATAGATCTGCTATAATTGCACAAACTACTTATCAAGGTACTAAACCTTTAAATGTTAAAGAATTATTTCCATCTTTAAAATTATTACAAGATAGTGATGCCGTACAGGCTAATAAAAATAAAGCAGGCTTCGAATCTTTGAAGTCTATGGTAAATAAAAAATCTAAAACATAATAGATATGGCGGATAAAACCGCCTATCTCTTAAGGAGTATATATGAGAGATACTAAAAAACTTGAGGCATATACAAAAGCCTCTCAAAAGAATTTAAAAGAAAAAGATTTATTTAAGAATCTTAAAAAAGAAGTGAACATTGGTGGTAATGGTACACAAAAATATACAATTAAAAAAGGTATTAATAAAGGTAAAGTAATATGACAATAACTGTAGTTAATTTAAGATCATCTATGGCTACTCTTCAAGAAGATATTGATGGTGCGATTGAAAAACAATTAAGGGCTAAGGCTTTAAAAGCATTTGCTGATGTTAAATTAATGACACCTGTTGATACAGGTCAAGCAAGAAACTCTTGGTATATTGGATATACTGAAACTTATTTTGACGGTGAGATAGGTAGTACATCAAATATAACTATACTTACACCTAAAGATAAACCACAAGAAATTATTGTAACTAATGGTGTTACTTATATTCAATTTCTTAATAATGGGCATTCAAAACAAGCACCGATGAAATTTATAGAGAGTGCTTTTAAAAAGTACTTTGATTCCGTTGAAGTTGAAGTAACTAACGGATAAACAAATTAACCGAAAATAATACACAACTAATTGTGTTTAATAAATAGGATTAGACATGGCTGTAAAGCTAAACGTACACGCTAACGTTACTGGACAGCAACAGTTGGCAAAATTAAACATTGGATTAAAAAGTTTAGGAACTCAAGCTTTAATTGCTAAAAGAAAATTAGCAGCCTTAGAAGCGGGTGCAGCAAGATCGAGAGCAACAATGGCGGGATTAGGTACTGCTTTAAAAGTTGGTGTTGTTGCAGGTTTTGCGGCTGCGGGTTTTGCTGCCGCTTCATTTGTTAAAGGAACAATAGAGGCAGGAAACTTAGTTGAAAAATCAAGAATTCAATTTAATGCATTCTTTGGAGATGTAAAACAAGGTGGGGAAGCATTTCAGATATTAAATGATTATGCATCTACAGTTCCATTTACATTAGATAAAATTATTTCAGGTGGTACTGCACTAGCAGCAATTTCAGATGGCCCTTTAGAGTTAGGTAAGAATTTAGAATTGGTAGGTAACTTGGCTGCAACAGCAAATATATCTTTTCAAGATGCTGCACTACAATATCAAAGAGTAGCTTCAGCAGGTGTTGCCGCTGCCGATTTATTAAGAGATAAAGGTGTTAGTGGACTATTAGGTTTTACAGCGGGTGCTAAATATTCAGTAGATGAATCTGTTAAAATATTTGAAGAAGCATTTTTAGATGGTGGAAAATTTAGTAAAGTTGCTAATGACTTAGCAGGTACATTATCAGGTAATGTATCTATGGTTGAAGATTTTTACTTCAAAATTAAGGCTGCGGCTGCTCAACCATTGTTTGAAGGTTTATCACAACAAGTAAAAGAATTAGTTGGTGATTTTAAAAAGAATGATGCACAATTAAAAGCACTGGGTGTAAGAATAGGTAAAAGCCTTGCTTCAGGATTTAAAAAATTAGGAGAGTTTATTAGGTTCCTTGTTGAAAATTTTGAAAACCTTGTAACTATTATTAAAATATTTATAGGTTTAAAAGTAATAGGTTTTGTAGGTAATTTTGCTAGTCAAATAGCATTGTTAGCTACAAATATGAAACTTGCAGGCGGTGCTGCTATGGGTTTAAATGTTGCGTTAAGAGCAAACCCTATTGGATTAATAGTAACAGCCGTTCAAGGATTAACGTTAGCTATATTTTATTTTAAAGATGAAATTATGGCGGTTGGTTCATACCTTAAGGATATTTTCACACCTGCTTTAAACAGATTAAGAGTAGGTATAAAGCAATTTGGTACTGACGCTGATGAAACTAATCTTGATGTATTTGAACAAGATCTTGAAAAAATTAGAGAAGAAGTTGAAGGTTTAACAGCAAGTTATGTAGGTCTTACTAAAGCACAAAAAGACGCTTTTGCAGGTAGGCTTAAAGACCCAAGTAGAGGTACACAGAGAAAAACTACTTTAGGTGAGAAACAGGCTTTTGGGGGTAAACTTGAGGATCCTAGTAAAGTTCTTGCTGATGAAAAGGCTGCTAAGTTAAAAGATTTTCTTGCTGAACAATCTAGAAATAAGAAAATAGAATTTGATAAGATTGTAAGAGAAGCTGAGAAAAAACATGAGTCGGAACGATTGGCTCAAGTAAAAACTTATAGAGAAGCTTTAGCGGGAGTTGGTATTGAATCTCAGGGTGTTGCTGATACAATTTCTACAACTTGGATTGATGGATTAAGACAAGGTAACTCTTTATTAGAAATTACTAAGAACAGTTTTAAAAACGTATTAAAAAGTATTGCTGAAACTTTATTAAAGAAAAGTATTGAGTATGGTGTTGAATTATTATTTCAAGCGTTACTTGGTGATAAAATTTCAAAAGAAAAAGCTATTACAAAAGAAAAGAATAAACAACTTGCTGCAACTGCTGCTATGGCTGTCTTAAATATTGCGACAGGCGGAACTGCGGGTGCTGTAAGTAATGGTGTTAAGTTTTTTGGTATGAATAAAGGTGGTGTTGTACCAGGTGGTGCACCATACACAGATAGAATACCTACAATGCTAACGCCTGGCGAAGTTGTTATACCTAGAGGTAAGGCTAACAATGGGTCAACGGGTAATAGTACAAATGTAACTAATATTAATATATCTGGTAACGTGGATCAAAGATCTATAGATCAGATTAAGGCTGTTATATCATCATCATCTTCAGAAGTTGGTGGTGCTAATAAGTCTTATCAATCAAACACACAAGGTGTTAGAGGGAGAAATAAATAATGGCTGATAGTGCAATTTTTAAATATGCAAATGACATAACTATGAATAGATCAGCATCTTCTGCAAGATCTGTTACAACTGGTGGTTATGGTAGAACACATAGATTAGGCCCAAGTCTTTTATCAATAGATGCTAATTTACCAATACTTTCTGAGGAACAGTTTTTAGAAGTAGAAAATGAATTATTAAATATTGAAGATGGTATTCAATTTTTAGAAGTAAACCCTAGTAGTAACAATGGTAATAATATTATAAGTAATAAAGCTATACCTTTAAAATCTGGAGAGACAGAAATTAAAGTTATGAGAACAAGTTATACAACTTTAAGAGAATTAGTATTAGTTAATTTACAACCAAACACACAAAAAATATTTAAAGTTGGTGATATGGTACAGTTTAGTAACGCACCAAAAGTATATCAGATATTTAAACCTATAGGTCAAACTGGTGGTTATTTTAATACTAGTAATGCAGGTACAGTAACAGTAAGATTATCTTCACCTATAGTATCAAATGTAGGTATTAATTCTAGTTCAGTTTCTACTGGGCCTCTTGTTAAAGTACAAGTAGTTAACGGAACTTCTACAGATCTTGAAATTGTAGAATACGATTATACTTATAGTACTTCTACTGTAGATAAATTACAAGACGGTTTAATTACATTTAAAAATCTTGATGGTTCAACTTATCAATATGCTGATGGTACATATGCTAGACATTTTATTTATAGAAGTTTAAGTTCACATGTAAGTTTACAAAACACTTTAAACAGTTCTATTGCGGGTAATCACACACAAGGTACAGATATTGAAGATGAAATAAATAATAAATTAGGTGAATTATTAGAAACTGTAGAAGCAGGTGGTATTTCAAGTGGTGATGTAATGAGATTTAAATTTAAAGTACCAAATGTTAGAGTTGAATACACAGTACCTTTATATTCAAATAGAACTTATTCTTTTGATAATGTAAATGTAACACAAGCTTTAACTAACCCCTCGGTTGATGGTAAAATTAAATTTAAAAATACTGATGGATCTTATGTAAAATTCAGTGACGGTACAGATGCTGAAATAATTATTCCTAAAGCAAATCAAACTGTAACTGAAATATATAATTACTTAAATGGTATTAGTGTTACAGGTAATGGTTCAACTCATAAAATTAAAACAGAAAATATTTTAGTAGATGTAACGGTTCAAAGTGCACCCGAAATTTGGGGTGAAACAACTTTAAATCATTCAGGTATGATTCAATTTAAGTTTGGCCCTGAACATAATCCTGCGGAAATAGAATTTACACCTACAGGATCAATTCCTACAGCATATAATGAATTTACAGTAACTGGAGATAAATTATTCACAATAAACGCTAATGAGTTTACAATACAAGACGCAAAAGTAACTTATGCAGTAGGTGAATATATACAAACTTTAAATAATTCT